CCGTAAACGAGCCACTGCGCGTAGCGCGGTAGCGGTAGATGGTCTCAAGAGGACGGTTGGCGTCATACACCCGGCCAATACCAGACAGCGGGTCTAGGCTACCAGCGGTGATTTTGCAGTTGAGGGCGCGGGCAGCGTTGCTAGGCTTCAGCAACCGTTCGCTAACCCGTGGGATTTGCCCACGAAAAGCCTTGATGTGTACTGCTGTCATATTTTGTCCGTCGGTAGATGTTAGTTACGGATTATGCAAGAGCGCCGTATCTTGTACCAGTGGCAACCCAAGTGACGTTACTGTTTCCAGAAACTGCCGCACCGCCTGCGCCACCCGCATACCCAGAGTAGTTGTAGTTTCCGTCCACAGTACCGCCAGCATCACCGGCAGAACCCCAGTTACCGCCTCGACCACCGGGTGACGATAGACGACCGCCCCAACCCCAGTTAAATGATGCGCCGGGAGTTTCGTAGATTCCGTCACCATTGGAGTCGGATGAAGGATACGCAGAGCCGCCAACGCCACTAGCTGGGTTAAGACCGCCTGCAGCTGCCGTAAGACCAGATGCACCACCAGAGCCAGCCATACTGCGGCTATAGCCGTTCCACGCCCAATAAGTGCCAGCGCCACCGCCCCCGCCGCCTCCAGCCAAAGTTCCGTTGTTAGTAACAGATACAGCAGAGCTGACCAACAAGGCTGGGCCACCTGCAGAGCCAACGGAAGTAGTGTCGCCACCCCGCCCACCCATGCCAAGAATGTAGCTGTTGTTTATAAACGACACGCCGTTAGGGAACGAGCCATTAATTGTCAGTGCTGCAGTAGCGGTTGTGTTGGAACTGAGAATTGCGCTGTTCGTAGCAAGCAAAAAGTCAGAGCCGTTCCAGCCCGCAGCTATGGCCAGATCGCGCAAATTCTGTGGCGTGCTGTAGTTGGAGCTAATGGTGAACGCAAACTGGCGCACAGCACCGTAAAACTGCGATAAGCTCATCTGCCCACTTGTTGGCACACTGGAATTGTTGGCCGTAACGTATGCGCCGCCACGGTAGTACTCCGACAGACTGACAGGGTTTGACCCACCAAACTCAGTTTGGAGTTGAGCTAGCGACATCGGGCCGGAGCCGGGTAGTGCCATGGTAGCTCCTTATGGGGTGCCGTAGCCAGTAACGTTGCCAGTAACAATCATGTTGCCGGACGAGTCAATGGAGAATTTAGCTACACCGCCAAAGCGGAACACCAGCTTGCCAGACAGTTCTACAACCGTCCAGTTTGTAGTGGCCAGTGATCCAGCGCTGCCGGATGTGTTCCCAGTTACATTACCCGTCACGTTGCCAGTGACGTTGCCGGTCAGGTCACCAGTGACGTCGCCCATTAAGCCGCTGTCAAAAGTAACTTCCTCAGTAAACGATGTAACACCAGCAAAAGTTTGAGCCCCGGTAAATTCATTGGTGCCGCTGAAGGTGTTGTCGCCCGTAAACACGTTGTTAGCATCTGCTACAGCGAGCGCGGACTGCACGTCTTCTGCTGTAAGTCGCAGACCAATAACCGTACCAGAAGGAAAAGCTCTTGCAGTAGTGCCGTCATAGCCACGAATTACGTTGGTCAAGAGGCTGGAGCCAGCAGCGCGTGAACGCACAGCAACAATCTCCACGTTGCCAGTGGAGTCCTGCAAGGTCAGTTTGAACCAGTCGTCAGTGGACGGGATAGAGCCAGTGCCCACGTTGGCTACGGGGAACAAGTCGGACTTCGTTGCGTCGATAACGATGGAAGTGGCATCAGCCGTAATGGACGATGTAATTGTTGCGCGTGCGTTGTTGGTAAATAGCTGTGCCATTGTGTACTCCGTTTACTCGGGCTTAGTTGGCCACACAACGTTATGCGGGAAACCAGACTGGTCAGTGATGTCCAAAAGTGCATTACGGTACGTAGCCCACTCTGCTTGTTTTTCTGCAGACAGGCTGTTCCAACGCAGTGTATTTGTAGCTACTGGGTCAACGTGACGGGCAAGGTTGTAGTCTCGCTGCGAGCGCACTTTTACTGCGGCGTCATTGTCAAGCCACTCCTGAGTTGGCGGCACCCACTGCTCGCCGTCATAGGTGTAGCCGGGTCCGGGTATGACAGATACGCGCTTTGTACCCTCTGGATACGTGGCAATGATCTCAGGGCTTGGCTCAGCGTTGGCCTGCCAATATCCCCAAGAGGCGTTGTAAAAACCAATTTCTGCGGCCATTATCTCAGCTCCCGGGCATCGCCCCAGTTGTTGCATGTGTAGAAGTGGTTGACCGGCACAATGATAATACCGTAGTCACCGGAGTCTCCGCTATCACCGTCAGTGAAAGAAACGTCAGTAGAGCCAGAGTAGTCTGGGGCCGAAGGATTAATGTTGAAAGAAACAGCTGCGGCAAATGTCCCCCAGCGAGCAAACACCATAATTGCTTTGCCTGTTGTGTTCTGGTACCAAGTACCGCTACCACGGCCAACGCCTTGCCAAGTCTGGCCAATACCAAAACCGTTAGTCGCCGTAACTGCAGTTGTTGCAGTAGCTGCGTTGCCGTTAATGTTGATGTTCCATGTGCCTGAAGCACCGTCACCTGTTTTAGTGGGCGCGTCATCAGCAATCTGCGCAACTACAAAAGCCGTGGTGGCCAATTGAGTTGTGTTTGTGTTTACTGCTGCGGTAGGAGCTACTGGCGTGCCGGTTAAGTTCGGGCTAGCAATTGTCTTATTCGTCAGTGTTGTAGCAGCAGTACGCTCGTCCGTAACAGCAGTGTCCACGGTGGAGTCAACAAAAGCGGTAGTAGCTATTGCAGTGGTTGCATTACCGGCGCTCTGGGTAACCGCAACGGTACCAGATGGCAGGGTTACTGGTCCAGTAAATGTGCTTGTGCCAGAAAACGTATTGGTGCCGCTGAACGCATTATTTCCAGTAAACGCATTGTTTTGACCGCCAACACCGAGGGCGGACTGCAAATCGGCAGCAGTTACGCGCAAACCAACAACCGTTCCAGCCACAAAACTCAGAGCAGCGGTACCCTCTTGACCGCGAATAACGTTCGAGAACACGCCAGAGCCAGCCGTACGGGTACGCACGTAGACGATCTCAACGTCACCCGTGGAGTTTTGCAGCGTAGCCTTGAACCAGTTTGTTGCCGCTGGCAGCGATGCAGCACCAGTGTTGGCAATAGGGAACAGGTCGGCCTTGGACGACTGAATAACTAACGAGGTGTCTGAGTAACTGATACCGGCTACGAGCAGCGCTCTAGCGTTGTTTGAAAACTGTTGTGCCATCGTGGCCTCCTGCGGTATTGGGTATTGTATCTGCCAGCAGTTTAAGTTCCAAGGACTTCCATCACACGAGCAACGTGGCGGCTGCGGTCCTCTTGGGCTACGACACTACCACCGAGTATGCGGGTAATAGCCTCCATGTCACCAGCGTCAGCCAGCTCGTTCAGGCCTTTGCTGCTCCAGACCCAGCCAGCAACAAGGGCCGAGTAGTGCGGAAGAGCCACCAAGTCAGGCGACTCAATCAGGTCTACACCGATAGCAGCACCGGCTGCTGCATAGTTTTTCCTACCGCGCAGAGTAAAAATACCCCGGCCACGGTATTTCGAGCCGTCTTCAGGCTCGGTGTTGCCTAGGTTAGCTCGTCCGTAGCCGCCGCCATAAATGGCGTTGGCGATACCGTTGATGTCGGCACGCTGCCTAATATCGGCACGGCTACCGTAGCGCATGCAGTCTTCTTCGCTTATGCGGGAGCGGCTGTACGCCTTCATAAGAACGTCAGCCCGCAGGTCTAGGTTCTCCTGCAACACCCTAAAATTGTCTGACTCGTACGCGCACTGGCCAACAAAAGCAGCCATACGGATAGGCGTGTTAATGTCGTTAGCGGCAAAGGCCTCGTTGAGCGGGTCTAGCCAGTCCTCAAAAAGACCCAGTGCTTGTACTTGTTCAGATGTAATCATTTTAGGTTTAGCCGCCCAGCAGAGCCAGAGCTTGGTTAGTGTGCAAGATACGGTCGTTCAGACCGATTGTGCCGCCGTTGATCTTCTTGGTCAGAGCCAAGTTGTTGCCCGACTCAGCGATGGGGTTCAGCTTCTGCGTGTTCCAAAAGAACCCAGCGGTCAGAGCAGCGTACTGAGGCGTAGCCACCAGATCGGGGTCCATGATGAAGTCAACACCCAGCGCCTTACCAGCGTGGTAATAATTGGCAGAGCCTGTCAACTGGATGCAGCCACGGCCACGGAAACGGTAGCCATCACCAGAAGCCTCGTCCCGGTTTCCCATGCGGTTGGCATAGACCGAGTTGGCGATCTTCTTGGGGTTGCGTTCAAACTGCTTGGCAAACTCCAGCGTAGGGAAACGCTTGGGCCAGAGCTTCATCAGCGTCTCAGCACGGTAGTTCAGGTTCTCTTCCAGCATCTTGAAGTTACCACACTCGTGGCCGCACTGCCCGATAAACGCAGCTTGCTGGCGCGGAGTCAGGATTTCAAAACGCTGAAAAGTCTCGTTCAGCGGGTCAACCCACTTAGGGTCGATGTGCAATTGCTTGAGTTGACTAGCGTTGACCATTGGCGATTTTCCTCATTTCGTTGTAGGAGTCAATGCATGCATTGAGTTGGTTGATGGCGCGGTCTCCGTCGGCTGTGATTTGGGCGATGAGCCGGATGGTTTCTCGCTCGGCGTCAGTAGCTTCACCAGTCTGTCCGTCAGGTTGGCTTCGCGTTTCTGCGCTATTTCCGGGGGCAGGGCTGGAATCTGCGGGGGCTTGTACACAACTTGTGGTCGGGAGCCGCAACCTGCCAGCAGCAATGAGGCGATTAACATCAGTTTGTTTCTTGGCGACATCGGTGTTTGCCTTTCGCAGTTCTTCATCTTTTGCGGTGATGGCGGACGCCATCTCCTGCTCCTTAGCACGGGACTCCTCGTTTTTGCGAGCAATCTCCACTTGCATTTCAGCATCACGCTGAGCCCAGCCTTTGTGGTGGCCAGTGAAATAGGTGGTCACTGCGATTAAAGCAGCGCCACCCAGCGCCCATGGGAGTGGCACGCCGAACATCAGGATGCCTTTGCTTCCTGCCGAGCTGCTGCAAGCACCTCGCGCTCATCGTCATCTTCCATGTGATCTGGCGCAGTGGTAGGAGGTGGGCCGGGTGTCCACGACTCATCCAGCTGAGGATTTTGGAAGCCCATCCAATTGAAGTTTGGCAGGGTAGAAGCAGGCGCAGCGGGGGCTGGCGTCATAGGCAGTTGTGCGCAAGGCAGCGGAGCTGGCGGCGTAGGCGGCTTAGGGCCGCTCATAGCGTTAGACGCAGCGCCCACGGCACGTTTGCCAACCACACCACCGATACCGCCAACAATCAGCAAAACGATGTCGTTGAGCATCTTGGTATAGGCTTGGTCGATGGGAGCCATCGACTTGATCGGCTGCGTCACAAAGGTCACTGAATACAGCAACGCAAACACAATGAACGTCAGGATCAACGTAATCATGATGACTACGAAGCCCCAGATGCGGACCTCAATCTGGTCAGCGGACAGGTGTTGGCTCTGAGGCTGGTCGGGTTTGTTCAATTTGCTTCTCCAAGATGGGGGCGACAAGGTACTCTGGGCAGGTCTGCGTGAACTGGCAGCGTGGCTTCTGACATTGTTCTTTGTAGAAGTTGTCTGGGTTTTGGCAGAAATAGCGATACTGCTCGTTGCACGCCGCAAGCAGCGTGACAATCAACAGGGTAAGAATTTTGAGCTTTCTCATTTGCCTCCAAATGGGATGTTAGATTTTGCAAACTCAATCAATGCTTTTGAGTCGTCAACCGGGAGAACGTACAACATGTCCAGCACCCAGTTAGCTACGATGAGCATGCAGCAGAACTGAATATACCGGTCGATGCCGAGCTTCCAGTCTTTGCCAACGTCAAACCATTTGAGTAGTTTCCACACATCGTCAGCACCCGTTCTTGCGGCAGAAAGAGAACAGCTCCCAGCCGCCCCACATCAGGCCGCAGAAGATGACTACAGAGATGATGACAGCGATGGCCGTCTC